TTACATCGAGTGTCTTGTTTGTAACATTAATATTAGGATATTTTCTTCGAATAGTATCTAATTGAATAACAATACATTCGAGCTCTCTTATATGTCGTTGACCATAATCAAAAGACACAGTATGAATCTCTTTCACACCTCCAGCTGCAGCAATATGTAATAATACTGTACTATCTGCTCCACCTGAAAAAGCCAATACGAGCTTTTCTGGTGGTTTTGGTTCTACATAACCAATAGTCTTTTCGTAGTTTGTTAAAATTTCTGATACGCTTTGCTCTTTACTCATAATCTTCTGTTTCAATTATTTCTTCTGGGGCTTCATGTTCATCATTAGAGTATGACCATTCCTTTTTAATTTTTAGCTCTAGCTTCGGTATAATAGTCTCTTCCCACAGCTTAATGTCTTTTCTGAAATTGCGATAATATCCTACCTTTGTGCCGTCTTCAAGGGTATAAGTAGCTCCACCCTGAATAAGTATACCATGACCAACTGCAAGATCAAGTAATCCATAGTAACGATCTAATCCAGAAGAGAATGATAAGAACATTTCACCTTCAAGATACTGCTTAATAAATCGGTTCTTACGCGTAAGAGCTCTAATAATAATACCTGAGTAGCTCTTCTGACCCACGGCAAGTTTAGCATCAGTTGTCTTACCACCATCATCCTTAACAGGCTTGCGAGCTAGCTGAACAGTAACTGATGGCAAATAAACACACGCTTTTCCTCCGGGCATATTCTTTTCAATAGACGGAAACATTGCTGTTGGATCATCATAGACATGGTTAGTAAGTAAAATAGTTGTTTGAGTTACTGATCCTAAATTAGTGCATGTTTGCATTAAGGTCTTCATCGCTCTTGCCTTCGAGCCCATATCTGAACTCGTACTCTCCTTACCCATACGTGAATGTTCAAGCTCAGATTGAAGATTGCCAAGAGAATCAATCGCTACGATGAATCTACCCTGAAGCTTTTTTTCTTGTACGGTTGTTAGAAATTTATATAGAGCGTTACGTGTTTGTTCTATACTAACACACGGTACATATTTAACTTTTGAAACATCTAAGCCAATGCGTGTTGCACCTTCTGCATCAATTGCGTTTTCTGTATCAAAAATAACAGGAATAAGACCTTCTTTTTGAGCATTGGCGAGTATTTTCTGAACAAATAAGGACTTACCAGTCATGGATTCCCCTGCTAGCATAACAACACGACCTTTAGGAATACCTCCATAAACAGAACCTGAAATAATAGCATTAAGAACATAACTACCCGTATCAATCCAGCTATCAACTCTACTCAGAGTGCTGTCTGAGAGATAAGTAGCAAAGGGATTAACTTCATCAATACTATCCAAGGCACTTTTAATATCTTTATCCATATAGATATAATAAATACTTTACTCTATAAATCAAGACAAAAAAATACCCTTGAAAGTGTGCTTGAATCAGAGGCATCAAGGGTCTGCTAAATTTATTTAATTAATCTTCAAAAAGTTTTATAACTTCTGGATCACCTTGTGGTGAAGATGGTAGCGGCTGAGGGGTATTAATGTTATTATATTGTGTAACAATCGCATCATCAAGTTCAACGGTAGAGGTTACAATATTCTGTTTGTAAAATGTCCATTGATTCTTATCCTTAAAGCCTGCCTTAATAAACTCCATAAAAAGATACGGAAAGGACTGTACCTGAAGTTGTTTTGTTTGTGGGTTAGGTTGAACGTGAATTATAACTGGGTTATTCAGAGTTAAGGTTGTATCGGTCTCTGAAATAACTTCACCTACTACTGTTCTTCCAATTTGATCTGTTATGACTTTTATGTTATTCATTTTATATATTTAAATTTAATTTATTATTTATCAATCCTTTTTTATATTATTTTTATCAATATTGTCTCTCCATGTAAGTAGGGATTGTCTCATTAATTCAATGTCTTTATTATTATTAGTGCCTGTTCCATTATCGAGTCCTAGCATGATATCAGAAACTATTTTTAAAGTTTCTCCTATACCTGCTGACTTACCTCTCCAGTATGCTGGATGTGAATTGCGTGTACCATCGTGTAGCGGTTTATCTAGATATTCCATAAGTATATTTACTTAGTAAATAAACTAAATCTACAACTAACTACTAAATAATTCAAATAAGTCTGTTTTAACATTCTCAGAAGGCTTTCTAATTTGCCACGATACAGCTTCATAGAACCGTTTAATAGAGTCAAACAGCACCTTTTCAAACATTTTATCATAATTAATTTTGAATAAGTTTTTGAATTCCGGTGGGTAATCATATTTAAATCCAATACACTCTATACCATATTTGTTAGGTGTTTCCAAATAAACGTATCTAATTTTATCACCGGAGGTTATTTCTTCAACCTTATTAGATTTAATTATATTACTCATTATATAGTTATGATAATAAGCTGATTTAACGTGTATTGGGGTTCTTTTAGCTATATTAAACTCTTTACACTTACTCGCATATTTTTCATAGCCCTTTATTCCCATTACAAAAGCAACTTCTTCAGGCGCTAAGCTTTTAAATTTATTATATGTTTCATTTAATATTAAATTTGTCTCTTTTAGAGATTTTGTATTAAACATGGTTTCTATAATTCTTTTAGCATATGGCTTTATAGAATCCGGCATAGTTGTTCTTACAACTTCAACCCCTGTATACTTAAATTTATCACACTTAATACCATTATTATCTAATATATGTAAAACGTATCGCTTTTTCTGTAAGAAAACACCAATATCACTAATATACTCCCGCTTAAATATAAACCGACTATTCTTAGTTAATAGAAACTTTTCTGCCCAAGCCTTAATACCACTATTAAGATACTCGTTTAGGTTAGTTATAGTATTATAAAATTCAGGATTAATATCTCCATTATGTAATATAGGCACCCGATCCTTAATACACTCCAGCGAGAAGTAGCAACTATCCGTATCAGAATACACCCAGCTATCATCAAGAGTTTTAGAATCTGTAATGTTGTAGTTTTCTCTTAAATAGTTCTGCAGTAATTTACCAGCGTGCTTAATAACAGCCTGACCTGTAAGTGTAACCGATGATGCAATATCATCATCTCCAATAGGAGCGCGCTTATTCCCCATATAGCCATAACAACTATTCACGAGAATCTTAATGACCATTTGTTTGGTATTCAATCTCTCAACCTCATAGCCAACTTCACGCTTCTTTTTTAAAAGCTCTTCCCTCCTATTAAGCAATTGTTCCTTTGTCATATTAAGATATATCTAAATATAGGTTACTAACCTAGTATAATATATACAGGTAGGCATTCAACTATATATCGTATATAGAAATTTATTTAACCCTCAGTAAGCTGTCTTTCTATTTCTTTGAGTTCATCTTCAATAGATTTTTCTTCAACCATTTTATTAAAAAGATCCTTTTGAATCTTGACGCGCTCTTGATAGTGAAAATCCAGGAATTCAGGAATAATACCCTTTTTCTTCTGCGTAAACAAAAACCCAGCTTTTGTTAGCGATAATTGCTCTTGCTTAGCAAATTGCTTAAACTTTTCTTTAGTTAGCTCATATACTTTACCAGATACATGCTGAATTTCGACCTTACCTTCTAGGGTATTTGTTATCCTACCTACCTTAGTTTCAGGTGATAGATTTAGTGATATCATTACATTAGGGTATAGTGAATTAGCATCAAATGAAACGATATTTTCTTTAAATCCTTTCTTAGGCTCAGCAACATACGCACCAGGATTCTTACTCTCTTTATCTGATCTAATAAAGGTTGATATTACCTCTCCTCTATTTCGAGCTCTAATAGCTAGCGCGCCGTTTATTACGGATAGTGTACCCATAGCACCCTCAAGAGTAGTAAACCCTACATAAGATAACATTCTTAATAAAGATATATATTGTAGCTTCTCTTCAAGCTTTACGAGCAAGTTAACATCCTGTATGTTATAGTCAATAAATTTATCCCAGTCAGTATCAGCTAGAGTTGCAAGATCTATATCGCCATAGTCGACTTTCTTATCACCAAGCTCAAACTCAGCAATAGAATTAAGTTTATATGACTCTCTTAATGTAAGACAAAAGCGCTTATATATATCTAAATAGTCAATACACGAGATTCCATCTATAAAATATCTTTTCTGCTCTTTACCAAAGTTACCTCTAAAGTTTCTAAAGTATATATTTTTAAGCGGTGAAAGCATATTTGTATATTCTTCACCTAATATTTTGGTACATCTATTAATAATATAAGGTATATCGAATCCTGTTGAGTTCCACCCCGAAAGTACATCAGGATAGTCATCTGCAAAATATTCTAAAAATTTAATAAATAACTCTCTCTCGTTCTTACAATGAGTATATATGACGCTGCTATCTTTAGGCTTATAAGGCTTTAATCCGAAAGTATAAAACTTTTTACTAAAATTATCGTAGCATGTAATAACATTTACTGTATGATCCGGATCATCAATATTAGGAAAGCTGGATACAGAGTACGTCTCTATATCTATATAAGTAGTCTTAATCTCAAACTGAGTAAAACTATCTAGCTCACTTTCTTTACCGTAACAGTCTACTAAAAACTGTTGAATTACAGGTAAGTTTTCAAATACGCGCTTAATTCCAGAATCTTGTATATACTTATTACGTTCGTAAGCATTTTGAAATATTCTACGCCTTAGCTTAGTGTTGAATATAGATGTCTTCTCACCTTTATTATCCTCTACATACAGATACGGCTGTACTGATACATCATAATCTACTCGCTCTCCATTAGGTCCCCATGTAAATATCCTAACTGATTGATTCTTACTATTGTAGATAGCATTCCTATACATCTACATCTATAATAATAGGTATTTATCAAAAATCAACGTTATTCCATTTTTGTAGATATTTACGCTCAGGTGATCCAAAAGGTGTATTGAGTATCTCGAGATGACACCCTATATTTTCTGTAAGTTCAAGAAATCGTCGAGCTCCAATATCTCTATACTTATCTACATTACTATAATATGCTGATTTATTCTTAAGAACTGCATCAAGCTTTATTTCAAGATCCTCACCAGTTTTAAATTTTAAATAATCTGGTGCATTCTTATATGTTTCCATATCTTGTACCATACACGGTAGTCCCATTACACACGCTTCAATAAACTTAATATCAGATTTTGACCTATTAAAATTATTATCTAAAAGAGGCGCAATCATGGCTTGTACATTTAGGCTTTTAATAAACGAAGGGTAGTTAGCGAGTGTCTGCCACGCGTGGAATTCTATCTGTTTGCTTTCTACTAAATTATGTAGACCGGGTGGATATGATCCTACGAAGACCCACTGGTATTTATTAATAGATTTTCTAACAAAATCAATAACATGAGAAAAGTCATCTATACCATTATTCTTGAAGTCTACATCATAGTGAGCTCCTGAACCTGTATAAATAATCCGTGGCTTCTTTTTATTTTTATCATATGAATTATAAATATTAGATCTATTAAAATCATGTCCCATCCACGAGTATGGCACAAAATTAGGTACAACAGTTATTTCCTTCTTACCAGTTTTATC